CCTTGACAGGGCAACGGATCTCGGCTACCGTTTCCGGGTGGTCAAATTTTCCCCTACCTTGGACCTAACGTTAAAATTCTTTAACGAGCACTACCTCACTGGTAAGGATTTACTTCATTTCGTTGAAATCCTGAACAGATTTCAAACTGCCTATGGCGCAAAACCCTGTTGGTGCCTGAAAACAGTGACTAAAGCTGAAGTCAAGGGGTTCACCACCAGCCACTCAAGCAAGCCTTTATACAAGGGGATAGACGCCAGGCCGTTGGCCCTAGCTGTCGTTGATCAGTATCAAGATTGGACTAAACCGGTGGTGGTGAGACGACATCAATGTGAATCCTTGCACTGTATCAACCCGAACCATTACTACTTTGGGACTAAGCGTGACGTGTGTTTTGAGCGTGGGTGGCGGAAAGGCAGCCCTATAACGCCTGAGTTAGTGGCGGAACTCAGAGAGAAGCATGAGTCTCAAAGCCTTTCTTTCGCTACCCTTGCTGAGACCCATAAGCTCCCCTACTATCTGGTAAGGAACATCTGCAGGTACGTGGCGTATGAATGACGATCTTTCCAGTATCATCGCCAGCAAAGCGGCGGCTTTAAGGGAGAAATTTCCCACGGAAGTAAAAAACCTTAACAAAGAACTGCTTGCACATAAGGACGTTTGCTGCCCGTGGCATAAACGAAATGAAACCAGACACAAAGGTCGATTTGGGCTGATGAACGAGTGTCTTGACTGCATGGAAGATATCCAGCAAGGTAGGTGCGCTGTTGATGTCAAGAATTTTGATTTCAGCAATCACTGGCCGATTAAAAAATTCTGGGACAAAGTCGACATCAAAGGACCTGAGGAGTGTTGGCCTTGGGTTGGCGCTACGAAGAAAAACAATACCGAGACTGCTGCTTACATGCCGAGTCCTTTTCATAGCGGCAAAACTCAGTCAGCTGCAAGAGCTGCCTTTTGGACTGCCAGGGGCTACACCGGAAGGATGCGTGTATTCCACCAACCTGGTTGCGATATTCTGTGCTGTAACCCTTTGCATTTACGACTTCGGGAGCTAGAATCAATCCCTCAGCCGATTGAAATTTCCGCTGTTAACCTAAACTACGGAAACGTATTTGACCATGCAAGAGCGAATCAACTCAAAAATTAGCCAAATCCTCCCCACCTGCTGGCATGAGCCAAACCCTAAGTATCTAGGGCATATTCGCCTCGGTGGCGAGAATCATTTTACTGAAAAGTTTGATTCCAAAGAAGAGGCCTTTCTTGAGTTACGTTGCTTAGAAAAAAGACTTAGCTACGAAATAATTAAGACGTTAGAAGATGAAGGCTATTATCCCGAGCGTGCTAAAGTAATGGAAGAAAAGTATCAAGCCAGTGGTAGAACCAATGGTTTATACACTGGTTTAACTGTGGAAGATGCCGAGGTTTCTGACAACACTTCCAAGTAATCTTGGATTTTACAATTTAGGAAGCATTGAAGCTTACCCAACAGGTGGTACAGGCCCCACTGGGTATGGACCTAACTCATACTTCGGATCGGATCCGCTGCCTGCACAGTTAGGAGATAGCATCAACAACCCCGCTGATCTGGGTGATTTTTCAAGCATCTTTCGTACAGTTACAATAAGCAATACGCATGGTGGTTTAACTCGTCAACAGTCTTCTTTTTATAAAATTAAGTTAAACCGTCCACGAGCAATAAAATTTACGCAAAACAACAGCCCAACAGCTTATACAAGTAACACAAATAGGAACACAGTAATCTCCTTCTATAAGGTAGAAGACGGTAATCATCGACGTGAGCTTCCCATTAATAATGCAGGCTATGTTTACACCACCACTGGCGTTGACTATGACGACAACGTCAACTTGATTAGTGATGATTATCCTGTAACCCTCCTTCCCAGGGGTGAGTATATTTTCCTAATTACAAACGATATTCGCTATTTGGAAACAACGTATTCGGTTTCGTTAATAAGCTTAAATTTGGACTGGCGCTACGTGGATGAGCCTCTGGAGGAATCGATTAATCTTGAACTTATTACGGAAGGCGTGAACGCACAGATTGACTTTGGATCAATTGTGGGGTAACTTAAAAGCTGTTAAACTAGTCAGAACTCTTAGCCAGAAAAATGAAGGTAGTAACACTCCAGCAGCTGGAAGAGAATTTTGATTCCATTCTTGAAGACGTAGAGGCCAATAAAGAACACTACAGAATTCAATGCAAAAATGGAGATGTCATGGTCATCCCCATTGAATCTTATGAAATTTTAAAAGATACCTATAAAGAATGGGTAGAAGAACCTCAAAATGATCCTGTTGCAGGCTTTGATCCTTGTAAGCTACCAGTTGTAGAGTACATTGCTGAACTTTCGACTAAGGATGAAGATGTCTAAGCAGTTGGCGCTAAAGGCCCAACTCCAGGTTGGTTCGGTGTTTTCCCTGTAAGCACGTCATCTACACCGGCTGCTTTAACAGTCTGTGCAAGTTGAACTGCTTTCTTAATTTTGCCACCTTTGACATAACGATCGCTGTCAGCACCAATGCCAAACTGGCTTGCAATACCGCTTCCAATTTTTGCTTCTTTACCTTCACCGCTAGAAACCCAATCGCTAATCTCCTGCTGACTCCACCCTCCTTTACTGGCTGCTTTTAAGTCCTGCCTATTAAAAACATTAGGATCTTTACCACGTGTAAGACCGATTGGAGTCCGCTCAGCAGGAGTCTCAGGCTTATCTTCTTCGGCCCATTTTTCTTTTTGTTCTGCTGCAGCTCGAAGAACTGTTTGATTTCTTATGTCTTCAGCTGCTGCTTCTGCTGGTGTGCTAATAGCCCAAGAAGGACGATACGTCGTGTCCAACATACGAGGAGCGGCTGCCTTAGCTTTAGCTTCATCAAGCTGGCTTTGTGCAAAGTTAATTCCAGATTGACCAGCCTGAGATGCATAGGCTGGTAGGGAAGCTGCGTAGGAAGTTGCGGCTTGCAGTTTGCGACCTGCAGCAGAGGCCATTTGTGAATCAGTAAGCTGCGAAACTTCTGATCTTTGTCGCTTTAGTTCCGCCAGATAATCAGCAGCACGCGCAAAATCTATCTCAGGAATGACTGATTTAAACAGCGTAGGGGCTGTTGGTTCAGGCATATAAGTTTTAGGCGGTTTAGGCGCTGAACCAAAAACGCTACTCATGCTTACTTCCGTACGTGGACCTCTATAGTGATTCTATCGTTAACAAACCCGTAAAGATGCTGAAGGCCAATGAAGCCAAGGGGTCCCAAAACCAGGATCAAGACCAGCTCAGCGTAAGTGATGTTGCGTTTCATGAAAGTTACAGTCCTTATAAAGAGGAGTTTAGCGAACTTTTATCAAAAGTGTCCACCAAAGTGTTGCGAAGCGAGTTGATGACACACCAGCAACGCATGCTAGCACGTGCTTTATGGGAAGCCTGTAATTACGGAGGCCGACCGACGCCAGGTGATCTGAAGAACATGGAGCCTGAACGCATCTATTGCGAGTGGGTTTTAAAAATTGATCATGAACAACAGTGGAAGAAAGCTAAAAAACACGTTAAGCTAGCTGCAACTATAGAAAATGCTTAGTAGTAATGCAACCGGATCTCGTGATCACAGCGGAAGAAGAGGCACCGCAAAGCTATCCTGACTACGTAGTCAATCCAAACAAGTATCTAAGTTACCGATTCAATAACCTTGATATCGGTTCAGTGACACTTGAAAACTACACGGAACAGTTGGTTCCTTCCCTGGCGCAACAGATAAGTATGTTCGTACCGCCGTCAGGAAGCTTTGAGATTCCAGACCTTCATCGTTACCTGGAGTTGGTAAGAAGCTACGAAACTAGTACAAATGATCTAATTCTTGGACTTTCGTTGGCGGATCAAATTAGGATTTGTTTCAGTGACATGAAGCCCGCCACGATCTGTGAACGGTTTCCCGACATTGATTTAGCTACAAAACGACGGTACCGTTGTGTTGCTGAGTACCTTATCCGCCAAGAGGAGCTGACCAAAGTAAAAGATTCTCAAGGCAAATTGGTGAAAAAAACAGGCAACCTTGGTAAGCTTGTAGTCATCTACCAACCTCTTCCTAAAATCCGCCAGACGTTACAGCGCTCTGGTCTTACCCAATTTGTTAAAGATGACCGACCGCCGCAAGCAACTAATCTCGAAACTGATGCTGTCGACGCCAACTGAGACAGAACGCAAACTCATGCAGCTGACCCTGGAAAGGATCTGTTCTGACATGTGTGATTTCTACGACGGCTTTTATGCCAATGAAGGACCAGGCGCAATTGTGTATGCGCCGAAGGCAGAAAAAGCTGAGAACACTATGTTCTATTTGACAGTAAGTTGTTTAATAAATGCACTCAATGATTTCAACAGTCGAGACATGGAAGGTCCTGCAGATATTATGCAAAAAGCAATTGCAAGAGCAGAGTCCCTAGATATAGAAAAAGAAGCGCTTTTTATTATTCAGGATGAGGAACATATGTCACTAATTCATTACAAACGTGATAGCAACACAGGAGAATTCATGGCAATGTAGTTGTGTCTACCAACGGAAGGTATCTTTCTTTACAAAGAGTAAAAAATCTTGTCGAAGATTGGTTAACGCCAGTTGACTATCTTCCATATATTGATGCGCTATTGGGTGACATTGATCTAGACCCTTGTTCTACACATCAAGCTAACAACCAGTTTCTTAGGGCCAAAAGAATTTACACAATGGAGGATGATGGGATAAATATTGAAATCCCTTGGACTGGTAAAACCTATGTGTTCCCGCCTACTTATGGAAGATGCAGCTTTAGTCAAAAAAGAGGAACATGGAAATGGAATATGAGTGGATTAGGTAGATCACGTATCCCTTCTGTTGTGTGGTTTAACCGTTTAGAAAAAGAATGGAAGTTACGAAATATACCTGAAGCATTGTTTTTTAGTACAAATCCTGAAATGATGCGCGTATGTCCGAACATCTGGGATTACCCAATATGCATCCCTACTAAACGTGCGAACTTGGTCAATGGTAGAGATTTTTATACTTTACCTACTCCTTTTACATGGGGGTTTTTTATCTATCTTCCAAGACTTGATTTAGGATTTGACCAAGCAGATCGCTTTAAAGAAATCTTTTCTCACCTAGGAAAGATTATCTGTTAAACAAAGGTGCTTTGAATGCGTTCTTGAAACCATAGGTAACGTCTCCAGGTCCAGACATCACAAATCTATTGTCTTCTTCACGTTGTTCAGTGATGCGGGGTTCTGCTTGCTGTCTTCGTTGTTGAATAAAGCGCTTCAAAAACCGCTTCCCAGCAACGTTATCCTGGGCACCTTTACCGCCGTGATACCTGGAATCAACGGAATAATCTTGACTTGTCTGTAAGCTCATTGTAATATTCTGCCAGAGCTAAATACAACATGACTTTTTCAACGCTTTTTGGATCTGCTAGTGAGGATCACCTATCCTTTTCTGGTGCTGGAGACTGGAGCAGTTTTAAAACTGACAGCAGCTTTGGTGACCTAGTCAATTCCCCAGCTCACTACACTACTGGTGATGTAGAGTGCATTGATGCAATTGAAGCTTCTCTGTCAAAAGAAGCCTTCCGTGGTTACCTAAAAGGCAACATTGAAAAGTACGTTTGGCGTTACGAAACAAAAGGTAACCCAAAGCAAGACCTTGAAAAAGCTCAGTGGTATCTAGACAAACTTATCTCTACCTATGACACAGTTTCATTCTGAAGAAATCTTGTCCAGTTACGGAAAGGATTTACAAGTTCTTGACATGCTGAACTTGATTCAGAATTCTAAAGAGTCTTGGGGGAACCCAATCCCCCTTGCTCTTGATTCCAGTAACGAAAAAAGCGACGAACAACTTCTTGACTAGGGTCCCACTCCAGAAGTTTGCGTTCAAGGTACTCAATTGCTTTGACTTGGTTAGGAGTTCCATTGTAGTTCTCGGCTACGTTTAAAAGACATTGCCGTAGTTGGCAATTGTGCTGAATAAATAAAGGAACTTTTTTGTCTGCTGCCAAGTACGTATTAAGTTCAACTCGCCTGCGTTCACGCAGGTTTTCAGGGTAAAATTCTTTTCGATTTATATAGGGGCTCCACTCACGAATAAGGTCTTTTTTACTGGCCCTTGAATTGATGAGCTGCAGCAACTCACATTCTTTAAAAGCAGGCATGCCTATACTATGTGCATAGCTAAGAACAGCTGCTTTCTTTTTTTGGTTTAGCGGCATCACAACATAGTGCGCCACCAGGTTAGAGAATTCCTTCAGGTCTATTACTAACTGTTTATAAACTGCTTCCTGAGTAGCTTTTTCTCTGGCACCAACCCAATGCTTACTTATTTTGAGGCTACCATAGCCGATGCGCCAAACATCTTCTCCTTCTTCCCGATAAGAAGCAAATTGGCCAAAACCCAAGTGGGTCCTGGCCGGTGAGTATCTTGAAATCAGTTCGATGCCTAGCTGAGTAAGGAATGGGTAGTTATTCCAGTCGTCAGCTTTTTCTTTTTTCTTACGGGACGACAACGCTGCCGTTGTAACTGACCTCACTATACCCGTCAAGCGTCAAAAGGACAACATAATCCTTGGTGGCATCCGTAACGGTTACTGCCACAACACCTTTGCCTTTGCCGTTCTTAACGATGTTGTTGAACTTGAGGTAACCAGTAGGAGCGTCAGTGGTGTTGTAGGAATCTTCTTGGAAGATTTCAATGTGCTCAACACCGTTTGACCTGTCAATGGTGACAATAATGTCGCCAGTGGTGCCAGGGTTTACGCGGAACCCACGGATGTTAATGCCGCCGGTACCGTTAGCAGAAGTAGAACCTAGGTAAGTAACCTCAGAACCTGCATCAACGCTGAAGGTATCGAGGGTGCCTTTAATAGTACGAGTGGCCATTGCTATTAGGAGAGTTGACTCTGGGTTGCGTAGTTAAAACTGATCTCGGCATCAATACCATGTTCTTTGAGAATGTTAAAGAACATCTGCCGATCCATGGCTTTTTGGTGCAGCATATCAATAAAGGCTTCTTCCAGTTCGTCCCGGTCCAAGTCTTTAATTGTGAAGGCTGCGGCATGGATTGCGAATTCACTATCCATACTCAGTCCCAAGGCATTGGCTTCCATGCTTGATCCAATCCGTGATTACATCCTAACAGTTCTGAACTGATTTGCAATCACGCCTGTGTATAAGGAGGTTGTTGCAAGGGAACATCCCTTTGATCGACAGTGAAGTCAGGGTAATCAAATGCCCCGTCAAACACGCCAGGGGTCAGCTGAGGAAGCCGTTCGGCTAGGTAACGCTGTAGGTGCTGTTCTGTGGGTGTACTGGCGGCCATAGTCCTTTGGTTTTTGATTGAGAAGCAGATTACTTAGGCTGTATACAGCACCAAAAACCAAGCCAAACGTCACTAGAACAAGTTCCACTTGCAAATCTGCTTTCGAACTTCTATATTCTAGGTACCTATGCTTTTAAAAAGTGTCCACTGATGCTCTTATTAAGGATTTGCTCCAGACTGCTACCAGTGGTGTGACCAAGCTGCAGACGCTTAGCTACATAAAAACAAAATACGGCTTGAGCGAGAAAGATCTTGCTAAGGTTTTAGCATTTTGCGGCCTTAAGACAGAACCAGAAATAATTAATTATGACTATTTTTACAACCTACCCGTAACACAAAAAGCACAGAAGATTGTATATCCTTTTACGCAAATCTATATTACAAAAAATTTCTTTTCAGAACAAGAGTGCCTTGACATTATGAATGAAATAGATTCTGGGTTGAGACCATCAATAGTATCCAATCCTGAAGACGCTCAAATTTTATCTGAAGAGCGCACCAGCTCCAGTGCTGATTTAGATTACCTTAAAAATAGCATCTGTTCTAATGCAGATAGAAAAATATCTGACTACTTAGAAATCGATCCATTCCTTGGAGAGATGTTACAAGCACAGAAATACAACCCAGGACAGTATTACAGACAGCATCTAGATTTTTTTGCTCCAGGTAGTAAGGAATATAAGGTCTACACCGAATGGATGGGACAACGGACCTGGACGTTCATGTGTTATTTAAATGACGTAGAAGAAGGAGGAGAAACATCCTTCAAACAGTTAAAATTAAAAATTAAACCAAAGCGTGGAACAGCTGTTATTTGGAATAATTTATACAGAAACGGAACTCCAAACTATAAAACAGTTCATGAAGCATTGCCGCCAGTGAGCGGCGATAAATACGTAATTACAAAGTGGTTTAGAAGCTGGAGCTTGGTTTAGTTAGCTGCAATGCTGAACTTGACTACAGCGTTTGTGCCGCCTCTTTCGTGGAAAAAATTACCTCGGAGGAATCCAACAGGAAAACCAGTGACGTTGTAAGCGTATGTACCGTTCTCTATGATGGTGTTAGAAATCATCGCTCCATAGTCTGTGCCATCAATACTGCCATCAAGTCTGACCACAACAGAAGAATCAATATCAGTTACAGTAACAACCAACGTGTAGTTTCTAGTTGATAGGTAGTTTGTAACAAGAACGTCAACACTATCGGTCACGCCAGGGGAGGTAAGTGCTGGAAACGTAGAGACTAACGTCTGTTGATAACTTTCAAAGTAACCCAATTGAACCTCCTAGCTATCTGACCAGCTTACTTGGCAGAGATCACAAACGTGACTGTTGGGGTTCCAGTGCTGATCGACACTAGGTTACCGCGAATCTGCTTTAAGGGAAGATTGGAGTAGCTGTAAAAATACGTGTTGTTGGAGGTCAGCGTTTTATCACTGGTATCTAGGTTAAAAAAGTTTGTACCGTCAAGGCTTCCTTCAACACGTACCACTACGTTTGTACCAATGGAAGCTACCTTTACCTGCACACCAAACGTAGTAGCAGCTACCACGTCCTGCACTGCTACATCAAGAGCAGGGGTAGCGCTAGCAGAAGTCAATGCTGTCGGATAGTAAAAAACTGTATCCGAAAAAATAGGACTTACAGACATTACTTTTTGTAATCTAAGTTGCTTTTAAGAAGCCACTGGTTCTTCTTATGTACTCTACCGCGTTCCACGCCAAGGTCAAGGGTAAGCTGATCACCGATCTGTTCCGACATTTTAGCCAGCTCTTCAAATTTGACGGCAAGAAGATTATGGTTTGTCGCCAACTGGAGAATAATCCCTTCTTGGTTAAAACAGCTTTCTAGCGATACCTCAGGCATAGTGGAGTACACAAGGTCTTCCACAGTCTTAGGCGTGGCAATATCAAGGCTGCGTAGATGCTCAGCAACAGTATCAATACCTTCTTCCAGTTCTTTGTAAATCCGTTCTGTCAACAAATGAAGCTGGTAAAACTTACCGCCCATCAAGTTCCAGTGAACAAGCTGCGTCTGGTGATAGACGTAGGTGGAATCCCTTAGACACTGCGTTAAATGGCAGTAACAAGGCGTCGTTTTATCGATCGTGTTTTTAGCCATTCAGTTCACCACAAATCGTTGCACGCCCAGAATTTAGGCGTGTTTTTGTCCATCGGTTTATCACACCCCATTCTAGCCCTAAAGTTCTTACGACGTTCGGGGTCCTTATGCTGGGTATAGTCCTCATAGCCTCGACGCCCATAGCGAACAATTTTTTCTTCATCATCGTGGCAACTCTTGACAACCCACTTATGTGTGTCTCCCGCTGGAGCTCGCTGCGGTTTGTTGCACTTCATGTGCTCTTTAGCAAGTCGTTTTGCCTTGGCGTGATCAGCCACAACTAAATCCTGCCCGCAAGATTAGAGGAAGCTGTCATATCTTCAGCACCTTTCAACGCTTGCTCGCCAATACTTGGTTGACGGTAAGTTTGCAGTTTTCTGATTTTAGATTCTACGTCAGAGGCGTAGTCATCTAAAAATTCTTGTGGGCTAGGTTGCAATCCATCCAATTGTTGCATCATGACACAGATAAGGAACAGCTTGTTCTGTTGCAGTTATTTTTAAAGAGCAGGGTCTCTGCTCTAACCATTCTTGTATTTTACTAACCCTTTGCTCTGAATAGTGCTTTTGTGCTCGATACCACTCCAGCCAAGGGGTCGAAGCCTTACCGCGATTACAAGAAGAACAACAGCAAGCTAAGTTATTTCTAGTTGAATGTCCGCCTTTGTGTTTAGGAATGATGTGATCAACAGTGGCTGTTCTGTCACACAGTTGCGCATCACAATAGGCACATTTCCAATGCCATTCTTGAAAAATACTTTCTCGAAACTTTTTACGCGCAACCTTAGGAGTAAGGACAATTAAGTTAGCTAGTAAATCGTTTTCGCAGTGAAACATGAAGTTGTCATGAATCCTTACACAAAAGTACGGTGCATACACCTAGCTGATGCGCTATGCTTGTATCGTTGGCCAACTAGCCCAGCGGAAGAGGCGACGAGTTTAAGCCTCGTTTAGGCTCGGTTCGAATCCGAGGTTGGCTACTTGCTCGTGATGACGTTAGGCAGATAGCCTAGAAGGTCGGCGGGCATCCTATTTATTCAGTCAAACCAATTGATATTTCCTCCAGGTCTTCTGCTGGATCGTACTCAGCATCTTCCATTAACTTCAAAAGCCAGTAATGGACGCGTTCTGTAACCCAGCGAAGATCTGCGTCTGTTACGTCACAAATGATTGAGTTAAGGCGGAGTTCACGAGAAGGCTCCCGAACATGTTCTGTAAGTAGCTCTAGGGCCTTGTAACGCCCTGGTGTGAACTCCCCCAACATTAGTCTGCTCCTGAGTCCGATAACGCCAAACGCAAGGAAGCATCATCTTTAAGTTTGATTTTAAGGATGTCGAGCACCTCTAAAGCACCTTGAACTTTCAAGTAGCCTTCTTTAGAAGCTATCAAAGAAGCTTCAGAAGAACGAATTTCATCTGCAAGCGCTGATAGCTGGGTCTTTAAGCTCGACTCCAAGTCAGTAATTGTGGTTTCCATGTAGAACGTAAATTCTGAATTATCTTAACAGGATTTACCACTTATTCAAAGTCAATAAACCAACCAGAACCGTCGCCTTCTACGGTCCACCGTCTGCGAATTAAGTTGAAACTGTAGTCAAGACTCTTGCCATGTGGATTTATATACTCACCAGATAGGTGGTTAATTTCACCCCAGGGGTCATGGACAATGAAGACTTGTCGTGTGTCGTCAAAGCCGATAACGCAAATCCAGTGTCCACCACCTGTTGGATGCTCGGGGACGCCGTGATGAAGAATTCCTATCGGACAGGGGAGTCCTTTTAATAGCCTGGACTTAAGCGTTTCCAGACCACCGTTTTGCCTGAACTTAGCTTTCAATCCAAGGCTCTGCAGGACTTTAACTTGAACGTTGCTATCGGTGCTATCCCCAATGGCAAAAACTTTACGGAGGTACTCATCGTCGTTCTTGACAATGTCTGGCTTTAAGTACATGGCAGCCATAGCACAGGAAGATGAAAAACAGGTCCTGGAGGCGTCTCTGTAGTTGTCCCGCTGTGTTTGGTAGGGAACCTTCAAAATAATTCGATTAAGGGTATCTTTGTTCACACTTACGCCACGAGCAGGTACAATACGGCCTCCAAGACCTTCCCAGTCAGTATCAAACACCCACCAAGTTCCTAGTTCCATAGGAAGCTCAAGCTTAGTGTGTCCTGCTTGCTTAGCCAGAACTTTACATTTTCGAAACGTACGACCTTGATATACTTTAGCTAGTTGGCTATTTTCCAATTCAGAACTTTGAATTGGTTCTTTCTTGAACCAAGTTTGCTGAGCAGATTTAATATCAATGTACTCATCGCCAGGGCCTGCACTTTTACCAGAGCAGAAAAGTTGTACCTCAGCTTCCCTGCGTCTCACCAAGCCAGGCAAGGGGCCATTGGTACCCTTAACCCACTTAGGGAACTCTTCTTTAGCTACGTTATTAGCTTTTTCTCCGTTATTAATGCGTTTTCTTAACGTTGATTCCTGTAGCGCACCTGATCCACAGTTAAAAGCAAAGGAAACTAAAGCATCAAATTGCTCTTGATCAAGGGGGACGCTAATCAATTTATTGACGCTAAGTTCAAAAGCATTCAAATCTCTACGAAGTAATGCCTCGGCTTCCTTCTCGGTAATAACTTGATTTGCATACACGTCGGCACCAGTGTGCCCATAACCTATGGTCAGGACACCTACCGCATCTATATAAGAAGTTAGCTTTAAACCTTCAAAAGATTTAATTAAATCAATACCTTTCTGTGAGATGTTCACAGTACTTAGTCAATAGGGGATTGACCCTATACTAAGGGGTATTGGTGTCAGCTGCTGCACTTTTTTCTACTACATCTCCGGCGGGTTGATCGCCAGAAGACTGTAACCCATCAGCAGGAGCGTCAGCAGAGACAGGACCAGGAGCGTAGGGATCACTTGGCCAAACGGGGTAGACTGCTCCCGTAATATAGGCGGCCAGCTCAGGGGTGTCGTTGGTTGTGCCGATATACAGAACTTTTTCGTTACAAGCCAACCGAAGCTGTTCGCGCCAGTCTTTGATCTTGGGGTCGATCGCGGTGCCGTTATCTGTCTCCCTGATGATCTGCCAATCTGTTGGGGCAAGCAAGGTGCCAGCAGTGGTTCGGGTCTGGCCAATCCACTGCTCAACTAACTGCCCGTGGTCTTTAGGGATCAGGTTTCCTTTATCGTCGTAGCCCCAGTAAAAGCGCTGATCGTAGTACGGGGGGTCAGGAACTTCTGTAATTCCAATTGCAGCACGCTCTTCTGGAGTAGCCAAACGCAACCAGTTGGGCGGGTATTGGATGCCATCGTGTTCAAAAGGAACATCAGGAGACAAGGGATGACCGTCCAGTAAAAACATGTTGCTGATTCTCTTATCCTTCCATTATAGGAAGCTTATTCTTGTTGACAGACACCCCCTAACGCAGTAGTGTGGGAACCCTTAGCCCTAGTGACATGGCTACGCTGTTCGAAGCATGGACCCAGTTCCGCAATGAACGGGCCATTGCACTCTGCCCTACCAGTCTGGAGGCTGACTACAAGCAAGCAGGAAAGTGGATGGCACGTTGCCCAATCACAGACCTAAGTCAAGGAAGGGCAATCTTAACTTGGGTCTTAGGTGAGAAACCAGTGAAATCGGCACGTCGCGTTTCGATGTACGTCAAGAGTTTGTACCGCTGGGCCGCCAGTGAAGACATCGGTTTGCTGGAGAAAAACCCTATTGCAAGTTTTAAGATGCCAAAACCTCCTCAAGAGGATGAGGAAATCATTGTTATACCACGTAGCGAAGTGTCAATTGTCCTGATTGCGCTTGAAGGTAGAACAAGAAAACCGCAAGCAAATTGGTCAGCTTACGCAGAGTTTATGCTACAAACTGCAATGCGAACAGGTGAAGTGCGGGCAATAAAGTGGGAAGACATCAAAGAAAATAAAATTCTGGTTCACAGTAACTACACACTTACCCATGGGCACAAGAACTCAACTAAAACAAATAAAAAACGTTGGGTTCCGTTAAACGCCAGGAGTCAAGAGCTGTTAGCTGCGCAACCAAAAACCCATGACTACATCTTTCCTTACAACCGTTACGCTTATCAAAGCTGGTTTTATGACCGAATGAAAGAAACCCACAGCGCTGGTTTAACTTCACACCGTTATCGTCCCTACGATTTACGCCACTCGGCAATCAGCCGTTGGATTGAAGCGCAAATTCCCGTAGCACAGGTTGCCAACTGGGCTGGAAACAGTTCAGAAGTAATTTGGAAACACTACTGTAACGTCACCCAGGAATACGACATGCCAGTGCTCTAGACGTGTTCTCTAGTCACCTGGCGCGGGCGTATTGAAATGGTGATTCGGCCCAAGCGCAGTAGATAAACGTGTGTCCTGCATCATTGATGTATGAGTTTTCGCGTATCTTGAATC